GTCAATTGTGTCTGTTCCTGTACATTGTAAAACATAAGAACCAGTTCCATTATTTTTAAATAAACAAAACCAATTGTCACCTAATGATGCAGCAGTAGGCAAAGTAGCGTAATCAGAACCACCTGCCCAAATTTTTAATTTTGCGCGATCAGAATCTTGAAATACATAACCTGATGTAACTGATGATGTTGGATGAGATTGATTTAATGTTGATCCAATTGCAAGTAAACCTAAACCTTGTAATGTAGCTGCGTCAGGTGCTGATGTTCCGATACCAAACTCAATAACACCCCATACACCTTCTGCTGTTGAATTGTCGGTTACATAAATGTATTTAGCAGCGCCTGGATCGATAGTGCAAATTGGGTTTGTGAAATCAAAATCATAAACAATAAATGAAGTAGCTCCGTAGTTTCTAATCAATGCATCTTGACCTACAGATATTTGATTTGCAGGCGGCATTGCTAATTCTCTTGAAGCTACGTTGCAATCAATATCCATAATACGGGCCGCAACATCTGTAGTTTGGTTACCGTTAATAGGCCATACAAGCTGTATGTCACTTGGATCTAAACTGTAGTTTGCGTAACTAACGTCTGTGGGTAGTATTACGTCCCCTGTAAAGGGCGAAATGTATGTAGTCATAATTAAGTGTCAAGAACAGTTGCCTGTCTGTCTCCAATACGTTGAGTGTTTTCTTGCTTGAGTGTGTTCATGATAGCTGTATATTGCTGTTGCCACATAGGTGTTCGTTCATCATTCTTTAAGAACGGCATAGCTTGTAGCAGTGAACCATATAACAATGCTTGTGGTGCATGTATGGTGAACCAATTTGTTTGGTTTGTAGAATCTAATGGCTGAGAGCGTTCATAATAAAGAACTTCAAATGAATAGGCAGAATCAGGTGTTGGAGCTATTAACCAAGTATCGTAGTTATAATCACAATAATATTTTGGAAGACCTGTGTCTGTATCGACTGGTGCGTATTCACGAAGATATTCATAAGTACGTAACAATACAGGCATGCGTTCGCCTGCTACAGTAACATTCATAGATACTGTTTTATGCCATCTTGCAGGCTTTTGTATAGTATTTTCGCCTATAACCATTGTTGAGTTAGCAACGGTTAAATTGCCAAGGAATTTTATTTCAGATGCAATGACTTGTTCCGCAAGCATAATGAAAAGAGGAATCTTCTCAAGCGTTGCAGTGTCGTTACGCTCGAGGTAAGCTTGAATATTTTCGACCAAACTATCATAGGTCATTGCTACTGCTGTCATAACTATCCTTATAAGTATTCGGATTCAGCGTCCCGTCTCACTACAAGACCTTTTAGCTTTTTACCCCCACCATTAACCCATTTTTTTAATTCTTTTGAGGCAGATATAAAATCACCCTCGTTAAGCTTCTTTCTTAATGTGCTCGATTTTAACCGACCTACACCTAAATTGTAAGCAAAATCTGCTACAGCGCCTAAACGCTCCCCCTCTAAGTCAGGGCATAATTTTTGTGTTGCTTTTAAAAACCTTACTGCGTCGTACATAAGTTTTTTATCAGCATACTCTTGAGTCCATACAGTATTTGGAAATATGTCCTTTCCTGTGGATCCCCAACCGCAGGTAAGTACACCCGCAGGGCAGTAATAAGCTTTTAACCTACACCCTTCAAAACGCTTTATAAGCTTAATAAGAAGCTCTAAAGCGGTCATTATTTACCTCTTGAAGTAAATACTCTATGAGCAAAATAAAAGCCTAGGATGACACCTACAAGCTCTTTATCCCACTCTGTTAATACAAATCCTTGTGTATATAAGCAAAACCACCATACAAGTAATGCAGTAGAAGCGCATGCAGGTCTGATAGCCCCGTTCCATGCATCAATATAGCTATTACCTGTTGATTGATTTACAGTCTTTTGCGCGGCTATAAAAGCTTCTGCATCAAGCTTTTCAACCTCAGCGTCAGCCATAACCTCAACTTGTTTTATTTGTAGCTCGGATGAGATTCGAAGTCTTTCCATTTCTTGCTCATGACGGCGGGCATCTAATTTAGCCTGCATTTCCATAGACTCTAATTCTTGTTTATGGTCTTGGTGCTTTGTCCAAGCAGCTGAAACTTCTCCCCAAACCATGCGGAAGACAGATCCACCTAAAAATGAAAATAGGGCACTAAACATTATTTAAGAACTATGCTAAGTAATAAAAGAATAATGGCACCTGCTGATGCCATTAAAATGCTTTCTAATCTTTTCAATCTTGCACCTATTGCTTCATATCTTAAAGCACAAATTTCTTCGTGTGTGCTTAATCGTGAATGAACTTCTAATACATTAATTGATTTGTCATCTGACGTACTCATTACCTTCTACCTTTCATGTTTGGCAGAGTAACAATTTTGTCAGGTTTGGTATCACTCATTTGTTTCCTCTGCCTTGGGCTCTTCCTTAGGTAATTGCGGTTGAGCTTGTTGTTGAATTTTTAAAATTAGGTTCCATGCGCCAGTTTTTGATGGCAGTTCGCCTAATCCCGCTAGTATTACGTTTGCTTCATCGATTGATAATTCGAATTTAAGTGTAACAGATGTAGTCATTTTTTTTCCTTTTTTAGTAAGTAATTAAAAATTTTTTTAGCCCACTTGGTTGCATTTCTGTCCGTGATTCTAAATGTAAATTTTTCAGGTTTCATAAATAATTGATTTGTATCCTCATAAGAGCTTTGATTTTCCGTGTCCATCCAAATTATTACATCAGGCTGAACCATCTCTCTCATTTCTTTTACAGGGCATACAAAATCTAATATGCAATACTTAGCCTTTGAAGACTTAGCGTACTCTTGCATTCTTTTTGCCTGCCTAATTCTACCTTCGAATGAGAAATCCCAATCATTGTAAGCAGCCCTTACTTGATCAGCATTAAACCATTCTGCACTATCTAAAAGCTTTATCAGCTCAATAGATAAGGTAGTCTTGCCCGAGCTAGGCAGGCCCATAATTAATACAACTACGGGCATCTTTTATCAAAAGGGACAAGCCCTTTTTTAACTGTTTCGTCTAGCCAATGTTTTATAACATAAGATACATATTTTAAATTTGGCGATTCTGTATGAAACTTAAACGCTAATTCAAAGTCAGGAATTGGGAAGTTAATTAAATTAGCAACCCATTTCACGTAACGTTCTTGATGTAAAAACAAAGCTTCGAGATCTAAAAAGGCGTCAACCTTCATGTCTTTATAGTATTCCATGGCATATGGCAATGTTACTTCACCTCTAACCCTTTGCTGCTGCAAAGCATTAATATGCTGATCTCTAACTATTACGGCTGTTATTACTTCAAACCCTAAAGATTCTAATTGAGAACGAATCTCATTTATCTTTGGATAATGTTTGACTCCATTATATACGAACGGATAGCTAATATCAGTAACGTAATATTCAAAGTTACCAAACGAATCAATGACTTCTTGTGTCAATAATTCAGGATTAATAAAATATTTAGCAAACTTATCTTCGTCAGTAGGAACCCAGTAATTGTCTAATATTTCGCTCCATCCACAGATGAATTTGTTTGCGCTAAATATACGACTAAATATATGGTTCCCTGACCCCTGCGGACCAGTTAACAACAATAGTTTTTTCATTATTTAATTGAGCGCTGTTGGCTTGTGTCAGCAACTGAACTTCTTGTTGCTATGCGTTTAGCGCTATCTTCTTTTAAATACTTTTTACTATCTGCTCTTTGTTGACCAATATAAGTTCTAATCTTCAACGGATTAATTTCGTCTGTTGGACCAGTACCGCTATCAGGTGCAAATACATACAAGATAACTTCTGAATCTTCAGTTACGAAGTTATGTAATTCGTTGCGACGCATAAAGAAAGTTTCCCCTTCTAAAACGTCATATAGTTCATTGTCTAATTCAACCTTGCCCTTACCCTTAATGATTACACCAATACGATGGCTAGGATGTGTATGCAACGTTTGATACATGTTTGCAGGGAAGTGAACATAGTTAACTACTGGGTCACCTAAACGGCTTGGCCCAATAGCTGTGGTGTTTGTGCCACCATCGATATAAGTAAGATTACCAATATCTAATTCGTTTTGTGTGTAGTAACGGCTTTCTAATAACCTTAAACCAGGGAAACTAATAACTACTCCCTCGCCACTTACCTTGTAAGGTTGATTAACGCAGAATGCGCCATTTGTATCTATAAAAGCTATATTCTCTTGATTAAAACTACCGCTTTTCATAAGCACATAATCCGTGCCTGTCGGTGTAAATTCTTGTGCTTCGCTAGTTATAGGTGTTAAATCAAATACCCATCTGTCTCTAACCTGCGTCTTATGTTTTACGTTTATCATTTAAAAACTCCATAATCTCAGTTGGTATAAAAGGCTCTTCCATTCGTTCAGGATGCCACACTATTGCGCCTACATTTCCATCTATCCACGATTCACAATGACCATCCTTATCAACGGCTAAACTTGTAGCGTTCTCAGGAATTTTTACTATTTGATTTGAATGAAAGGAATTGACCTTGATTTTTTTGCGGCGGTAGGTAACAAAATGTTCAGTGTCCATATGACCATCACATCGTGCTACCTCTCCCCCAAGAACTGAAGTCAATACAAAGGCGCCATGACAAACGCCTAGTATAGGCTTCCCTAGCTTCATCATTGCTGTAGCAATTTTTAACTCTGTAATTCTTCTTATGGTGGTATCGTCCCCACCGGTCAAGATCAGTACATCTAAATCTTTCGCAAGTTGATCAAAATTGCGGTCGAAGTTGGGAATAGGGCAAATCGCATGATCCTCTAAAAGACGGTACCAACCGTGCTCTAGGGAATCATGCGCCCTATCCTTGTGAAACAGGACTCTCTGAGAGAGGCCTATAATCACATTACCAACCGTATGCTGTAGCTGCTAATTCACGAGCTGCAGGAGTGTCGCAAGTATTACCTACGATGATCTCATA